TTGATATACGCCGCTGCTTGGGTCTTGTCTTCGTCTGTCATCAATCACTCCTGTTGTGTTCACATTGTTTGACGGGGCAGAACCGGCACAGTGGTCCGGTTATGGGGTTCCAAACGCCATTCTCCATCGCTGCTTCGATCCGGGCAAGGTCTGGGCGTAACTTTGCTACGTAGGCTTCCTTCAGGTCTGCGACGTGCTCGGCGCGTACGAATTCTTTGCTCACCACAAACAGCAGGGCCGACTTGATCCGCGTGATCTTTGGGAAGTGGGCGAATATGGCAGCGGCCACCAAGTCCAGTTGCTGCTTGTCAGCGTAGCGAGCCGACCTGCTAGTTTTGTAATCCACAGAATACGCAAGGCCCTTGGCCTCGTCGATCGCAAGGAAGTCCGCGATGCCCCGCCACCAAGCATTCTCGGCATCGAACGCGCAGGGCTTGAGGTCTTCGGTCAGGCCCATCTCAAACTCGACATGCTTCTCGCCGGGTATGGCAGCAAGCGTATCCAGAAACGGCTGCATGAACGCAAACTTCTCGGGTATCGCCGTGCCGTCCTTGACGAAATCCTCGGCGGCTTTGTGCACCGCTTGGCCGTACATCGTCGCCACGGTGGGCGCGTCTTTTATGTCCCTCGCCACCTTCAAGTGAAAGTATTTCTTCGGACACTGCTGGAATGTCTTCAGGCTGCTGTACGACCATTTAATGCTCATGTGTTGAGTCCTTTCATAACCAAAAGTGTTGTGAGTGCTTGCGTAAGCGATTGATCCTCGGGCACGATAAACATCTCGGTCGTCCAGTCAGGTCCGTGGTTGTTGGGCTTGTACGTAGAGACCTCCAAGATGCGTCCGTTCATCGCCTTCATCACGCCAATACGGAACGAGGGGATGCTGTCACTGCGCACGGTTTCTAATTTGCCACTGCTTAGCCCTCGCATGTCTTCATCGCGTAACGCCCATTGGATTACTCGGTTGAGTAGTTTTCTCATTAACAATCTCCGTAACTTTTACCAAAACCGGACTCACAGTTTAGCGGGAGTTCGGGTCCCCATAACGGGCGTATCTTCATGCAAAGCTCAACGTACTCCTGCGCACGTTCAGCTTCTGCCTCGGGCACGATACAGGCGATCGCGTCATGCACCGTCATGACCACTTTGTATTTCTTGGCAACCATAAGCATTTGCTCGCCGATGATGATCCGCGCAAGGGCTTGGCACACGTTCTCCACCACCTTGCCGCCGTAGATGCGGTTGGGGATGATGGCTCGGCCCTTCTTGGTATCGTAGACGTACTCGGGCTTGCCGTCTTGCTCGTTGGTGGCCCAGCGCAGGTTGGGATACTTCAGGTACAGACCGTTGGGCAGGCGTACGCCCTTCGTGCCATCTACCTTGAGCAGACCGCCTCGGCCAAGTTCGGTTAGCTGGTCGCCAATGACTGCACCGAGGATGCCGTTGGCGGCTCTCCACAGCTCCGTGATCTTCGGGTACGTCTGGCGGTACGTGGCAATGATGCGTTGGGCTTCTTCCAGTTCAACATCCACGCCAAAGTTTTTGAGCTGCGCCTTGAACTTAGCCGCTCCCATGCCGTACCCCGCCCCAAGGATCGTCGTTTTACCAACGAACCGTTCGTCTTTCGTAATCTGCGATACATCCTTGCCGTAGATAGCAGATGCCATGATTTTGTAAACGTCCTCGCCACGATCGAATGCCTCCACCAAGTCGTCTTGCCCAGCTAGCCATGCCAGCGTACGCGCTTCAATCTGCGAAGAGTCCGAGTCGATCATCATGTATCCGTCTGGGGCAATGATTGCCTTCTTCAGCGGAGAACTCCTCGGCAGGTTTTGCAAGTTGAGTTTGTCGTCCCCGCCCCAACGCCCGGTGTGTGCGGCGTAGTAGCGCAGTGGTACGGGCAGCTTGCCTCTTGCAGCGATGGAGATGAAGCGGTCGGTGCGGGTCTCCTCCAGTGTGGACTTTGTGCCAAGCCTAGCAGCCACAAGCGTTTGAACCGTCACGTCTTCGTGGTCCAGCAGCGCCTTGAACTCCTCGTCGTTCTTGGCAAAGGCGTAGGTCTCTTTGCCGGTTGTCGCACTGATCTTCATCGGGGGCACAACGCCATGCGCACGCAGCAGCTCGGCAAACTTCGGGTTGCTCATCAGCTCTTCTTTGCTGTGCACGATGGTGTCCATCAACGCCTGCTTCTTATCGCGCACGGAGATGATGTGGTCGGCGAGCACTTTGGTGTCCAGCTCCAGCGTGGGCTGTGTGTACATGCGCAGCGTCAGGTCAATCAGGCGCAGCTCCGTAGCGGGGAAGCCCTGTGCCATGTGCCGGAACAGTTGGTACGTAATGGCAACGTCGTTCTTGCAGTACTCTCCGTACGTGGCTAGGTGCTCCGGTGTGAAGTCAGCCCGGTGGAACCCTTTGGCATCGTTGACCTCTGTGCCCTTGACGCCCACGTTGTAGTGCTCCGCAAGTACCTTCAAGCTGCCGCCCACCTCAGTGCCGTGCAGTGCACGCCCCATGCTCAGTGTGTCGAGCAGTCCCTTGGGGTGTATGTCGAACAGCCAGCCCATGATGGCCCCGTCGAATGCCGTGTTGTGCGCCAGCATCAACGAGTTCTCCCAGTCGTACTGCTTGAGGAACTTCTCGGTCTGCAACATGGAGCCGCTGAACCAAACTGGCTCGCCGTCATCCTCCTGCACTGATACACCGACCACTTCAAACTCGGAGCCGCGCACGTACTCCTCGGTGGTCATGCGGCTCAGGCTGTACTCGGTGGAGTAGAAGGTCTCGAAATCGAGTGTGATGATTTTCACTGCATGCACTCCGCTATTACGTTTTTGAGGTAGTCGAGGTTGGTCTCGTTGATGATGCAGGTGTAGCCACCTGCCTTGTTGATCTCGCTGAGGTTCTTGAGTTGCAGGGCTGTTGCTTGCCCCTTGCCTGCCTTGGCTTCGATAGCCACGAACTTGCCGTTCACGCAGCACAGGAAGTCAGGCACGCCGCTGTTGCCGTAGCCAGTGCCGATGGGCATGGCGTAGTAGACGTTGTGTTCGGTCAGAATCTTTTTGATCTTGGCCTTGACCTTGGCCTCTGGTGTCGTTGCCATCAGTCAACCCATTCCATGAACGTGTTGCCCTTGTGCTGGAAGATAGCCAGCCGGAACGTCTTGTCAGGTGTTGAATTCTCTTGGGCGCTGTAGCTGCACTGCTCGCAAGTAAACTCGATCAGCATGCCCTGTCGGGCCGGGCTCGGGTTGCAGGTGTCTTGTGAGGGGAACTCGGTTGCTTGTACACTGCGTCCGTCTTGCGCTATCACCGTGGTGGTGTGTGCGCTTTCGCCGCACACAAATATCGTGACGTTCTCTTGGTGGATATTGCCGCCTTGTCCGCACGGGCAAATCAACTCGCCGTAGTTCTCGCTGTCCACCACAGCGGGGTTTAAACCGAATGCCATCTAATGCTCCAATTTGTTTAGGGAACGGTCATAATACCATCGCTCTTTACTTTGTCAACACCCAGACGAAAAAAAGCCCGCACATGGCGGGCTAGTGGTTTCCCTAACAATGTTAGGCGTTAGATACCGAGTTCGCGCTTGAGATACCACAGCGCCTTTTCTAGGTCTTGCCTGCGGTTGCCCTTGTGGTCTGAGCGGGTGATGTACTTGACCACGTTGCCGAGGTTGTACCCGAGCTCTTTGGCTTCAATGAAGTCGATGGTCTCGATACCACCGTACTTGTAGTGTGCAGGGTGGTTCACGGGGTCGTGCTTGGGTTCGATCATTTCAATCTGCGGGTTCACGATGGGTTTGCTGGACGTTACGACCTGCGTTGCCTCCCACTTCTTCGGCACGGGGCGTGATGTTCTGGGCACCGGCACCGTCTTCTCTCCTGCTTTTTTCATGCCGTACTTGATTACTGATACGTGCTGCGCGGTGGTGTTGAACATTTCGGCTACCTTCTTAGGCATAGCCGTTGGGTTGGCTCGCAGGTACGTGCGGATTTTTGCGGCGGTTGAGTCGCTGTGTTTGATTGCTTTAGGCATTGTTTGCTCCAGTCTGTTGGTTAACGTAGTTCACTAAAATCTCCCTGATCTTGGCTTGTTTTGAGTATTCGTGGTGCTTGTCAAAGTAGTCCAGCACATGCACAGGTAGCCGTAGGCTTGTGCACAGCAGGCGTGGTTTCTTGCCGGGGCCTCGCCCCTTGCGTTCTTTGGTAGGTTCAAGTGCTTCTTTGTTCATAGCAGTGCTTCGAGTTGGTTAGTCGTTGGCTTCTTTCTTTCGACGGTAGACAGGTGCATCAAGTTCAACACCTTCGGGTCGGCCCGATCGAACGGCCACCATGCGTTTGTCACGAGGGCGTGGAGTTGTTCCCGCTGTGACTTGTTCAAGCGTGATGAATGTGTGGGTGTTGCCGCATTCTTTTCTGCGCCAGATTTCATTGGTGTCTTCATTGGTTCTTGTCTCCAGTGTGCGTGTCCATACGCCGCAAATGGGGCATTTCATATTTCATGTTTGTTGAGTTGTGGTTTGATGTGCGGCGTGGCTCGGCTGTAGATACCGAACGCCTTGTAATCTGTGCTTGCCGCAGTACCCTTAGCTCTGAACGCGGCGTCTTGCATGAAGATGCTCGGTTGCTTGTTGTGCGCCCAGTGGAAGGGGGAGTTGGGGTGGCAGTTGCAGGTTTGTTTTTTCATGGTGCCTTTCAAAACGAAACAGTTTAGTGCGGGGTCGTATCGCGTGATTGCAATGGTGTCGATCATGTCTGACCTTGGTTGAGGTTCTTGCGTACCTGCCGAACAGCGTCACGGTTTAAGCCCATGTTGAACACGCTGTTCATACGGAATGTTTTGTTGCGCTTGTGTTCACTGCGCTTGCGGTTCTCCCGGATATCGGGCTTGGGCTTCTTCTTATCTTCCTTGTCTCCAAGCATGAACACCGCCCGTGGGTAGCGCCGCGCATCATCGTGCTCGTAGGTCCAGTCGGCAACGTGGATGCGCTTCTCGCCAGCCTTGGTGCGCTTGTTCATGCGGTTGAGCACAGCATGTGCATCGTAGCGTCCGATGTCGGCGTAGTCGGCAAACTCCTGCGCAGTTATGCGCTTGAACTCCGCGAACGCTTCCAGCGCCTTGATGACATGCATGCCTGTGTTGGTTGTTCCCATTACGCGCTTTTGCTCCTTGCCATATCAATCAATCGGCTCATTTGGTCTGCCCTGAGTGTCACCACCCAAGGGGCCGGGTCAAATACTTTACGCCCGAGGTGGTCGTCCATCGCGCACCCCTGCAGCATTGCCAACAGTACCTTTGCCTCAACGGCGTCCAGAAATTCTTCGTCAGTCATGTGTTTCCCCTGTTTCGGATGGCTTCGGCGCAGTCCAAAGTAGCTGCCTCCCACAAAGATTCGTTATCTAGTGACATGCGCTCAGGAGTGGGTAAGCCATCACACACCTTTGCACACGCCTCACGCTCATCAGCACGGACAAGGGCGACAAAGGCTTTGAGTTCTTGTGGGGTTGAACCTGTCTCGTCGTAGTGGCCGCGAATTGAAACGCCAGCCTCACGGGCCAGTTCAGTCATTGTTCTCATGTGTTCTCCTTAATTTTGGTTGTAAAAGTGCTCTGCCAGTTCACGGGCCTTGTGCTTGTTGACGCCTTCACGGACAAGATTTGCCGTGACCATTTCCATCCATGATGCGGGTGGGGTGGTTGTGACTTTCGGTGTAGCCATCAGCTTGTTGCCGACCCATTCGACAAGGCCAACTTCAAACGCCACAGGCTCTTGCACAGGTGCTGCAAGGGCTTGCTTGAATATCTCATCCACCCGCTTTGCAAACGATGATGTCTCCATGTGGTATTCCGCAATCAGATCATCCAGCGCCAGCTTCAGTGCTTCGTCTTTGGTCATGTGTTCTCCTCACCCATCGGCCACAGGTAGTTGGCATTACGCAAAATGTCATCAGCCAACTTGCGTGCCGCGTCCTCCGGCAGTTGGATAAAAACGCCGCTACTCGTCGTCACGACTACGCAAGGCACGCAGTCTTTCTCATGTGATGCGCCCACGGCGACGTAGTTATTTGCAAGGTTCATAAACAGCTCCTCAATGTCAACAGGCCCAGCATCAACACGATGAAGGCCCACAGTATCCAGATCAACTGCCCGTCAGCCGGGGTTGGTTTGTCTTCGTCTTCGTTCATGCCTCCCTCGCTTTCAGCATGGCATCAGCGAGTGCATAGCAGTGCTTTGCAGTCCGAGAATAGAAGTCGTCTGTTACTCCGATGCCCAAGTTAACAGAAGCAAGGGCTTGACCTGCAAAGTAGTCGCGCAGGGTCATGCCGTTGTGTAACGACTGCACTGCATCTTCTGGGGTTAACGGGTCAATCAGACCTGACGGAAACGCTGGCCCACCTGTGTTTGTATTGCTCATTTGATGATCCTCATAAAAGCGCCGCATCGGGCGCACTTGTACATACCCGACCCAGTGATGGGCTCCCAACGGTGTTTGCAGTCGGTCATTCGCCCCTCCATGAACTCGCCAAGCGTTCTTTCAACAACCCGATGACGGGCAGTGCAATCTCGTCATACACGCCGGGGTCGGTCTTCATGATGACCTCGATCAGGTTGAGGGCAGCTTCCAAGGCTTTGCCGTCTGCATCAAAAATATCTTCGTTGTTCATATTTCTCCTGTTGTTTCTAGTGCATACACAACGCGATCGTGGATGTCCCGCAGAACTCTCTC